TAGGTCTCCACCTTGTTCTTGTTACGGATAACAATGCAGTGGATTTCTTGAAGATCCGAGAGTTCTCTCCAATCCTCGATGGCGTTCGTTTCGATATCAATAATGATTGAGTGCATGGTCATCCTTCGTGTAATGCGTTAGTGGAGTAAAAGAACCCCGGTGTCTTGTTTCCTACCCACCCACCAACAATGTTAAACTCAAAGTATTCCTCCGCATCCTCCCTACTCATGTCCTCCATCAGTTGAGTGATCACCCCCTCATAATCGTACAAGGCGATTTCGTTGTTGAACTGGCGGACAACCCCCATGAATGCTTTATCGAATCCTGTGAGCAGAAGCATCAACAGTCTCCTTGAGATATTCAATAATCACCGGATCCTCTTCCAACAACTTCCTGAGTCTTCTGAGCACAGATGCCTCGATCTGCTGAACTCTTTGGTAAGAGATCTCTTTCCCGGTTGCTGCTTCAAGATGAGCCGCAAGTTTCTTGTAGGTCATGGGAGGCATCGCTGAACCCGCTTCCAGTACGGCTCAGTGGCAGCACGGATGTATCCAAGGGGTCCGCCGTTGTGTATTCGACACAGTGTTTCAGGGGTGTCATCAGGGGCATAGCGATCCCAGTAAGCGAGCATCACCATCTCCGCGTAGTACGGATTGCGAACATCCTCGTAGGTTCCCCCTATCTCTGGGTGCTTCTCTAGGGCATCAAACCAATAGTCGTTTGAGATCTGGTAAGAACCAAGTGACTTGCCACCATCACCTTCAGCGTTGTTGGGGTCGGGGTGTCCACCCGTTTCCACTTCGCGGATCGCATTAAAAAGGGATCTCGGATAGATCTCCAACAGAGTCCGAATGAATCCACTCTGCAAGTCTTCCTGTTTCTCGGTCGTATTTGAGTTTGTTTGAACAGACACCGCATTCTCCTGAAAATCTATTTTTAAGAACTCTAATGGTCGTGACGTTGGGGTTGTCTTCGTCTTGCTGGTCTCGCTCCAAGCCAACAACAATGTCAGAAAGCTGAGCGATAGCATGAGAACCGCGTAGTTGAGCAAGTGATGTTTGAGCACCATCTTCATGGCCGCGTCCTTCCGGTCTACGTAGATGAGAAACCAGTATCAGAGCGATCCCCAGTTCTTCTGTGATCGACCGGAGGCGGGTCATGGCATGATCAATCATCCGTCTTTCGTCACCATCACCGATACCTGAGACAATGATACTGAGATGATCGAGGAAGATGTGGGTGGCTCCAAGGTGGAGAACCATGTACCGGATCTTAGATACCAAATTGTCCCAAGCCATCGAGCCAAAGTGATCGTAGAGAACCAGCCGGTCATTCCCGATGGCAGCATCAAATGCTTCCTTTAATTTTTCTTCAGGAAAATCCCAGTAATGTTGAGGGCAGTTCAGATAGATACCCATCATCGCCCTGGCGGTCTTCTCGACAGACTCTTCCAGTGCAATGTAGCCAACCTTCTTGCCAGCACCCATTAACCAGTACGCCAGTTCCCGGCACACCGAAGACTTGCCGACCCCCGTGCCGCTGCAAAGGGTGACGAGTTCACCTTGGCGGATACCGTGAGCGAGATCGTTGAGGCCACTCCACGGATACGGAACGGAGTCCACCAGTTTATCCGTCATCACCCGTTCCCAGAGATCCTCACCGACAATCACCCCGTCTGGTCTGTAGGTGCGAGCACCATAGACCGCGTTGATCATCTCTTTGACCTTGCCCTCAACCAGACACTCGTTGGCATCCTTGCAGGGCAGCGTGACGATCTTCGCCTTCCCCGGTGACAGTAACAAGGAGCACTCGGTAGCGGCTTCCACACCCGGCTTGTCTTGATCGAAGCAGAAGTGAACATGATCGAACTTCTCAAGGAACTCGATGCTTCTGGTGATGGCCCTCGCAGCTCCCTTCGCACCGTTGGGGATACTCACGACAGGCCACTTGTTGCCAAACGCCTGAGAGACAGAGAGACAATCTATCTCCCCCTCACATACCGTGATGAACTTTCCTCCGTCCCTCCAGAGATGCTCACCGTACAACGCGGTGGCCTTGCCAATCATCCTGAAGTCTTTGTTAGGTAGTCGTATCTTCTGAGCGACGATCTTCCCGTCACCACCACGGTAGTTCGCAACGTGACAGAGCGTGCCGTTGTACTCCCCGATGCCGTACCCGAACTTCTTGCAGGTCTCCTCGGAGAGACCACGGCTCTTTATGAAGCGAGCCTCTGATTGTATGAATGCTGATTGCACCGTGTCATCCTCTCGGTACTCAGAAACTTGTTGGTTGTCGCCTGGTTCCCACCGCCCACATCCAAAGCAGAACCCGTGACCATCACTGTAGCGAGCGAGGTTGTTCCTCGATCCACAGTCAGGGCATGGTTCATGTTGGAGAAACGATGAGTTCGATCCGTGGTCCAAAGTCATCCGCCCATCTTTTTCGTGCAGTTAATCTCAAGATCTGGTCATCATCTTCCCAGATTTTTTTATTACAAGAATCAAGGATTGCTTTCACGTAATTATCAACATCACCCCGTGGTTCCACCCGCCGGGTAGTCTTGGGTTTCTTGCAGTAGAACCACAGAGAAACCTCAAGACCCCCGGAGAGCGGTTCGCCATCGTAGACTCCATCCAAAGCGACCTTCGCATCCTTGCGAAACTTACTGAACGACTTCCCGTAGTATGTGCCCCACCTCGTTACACGGGGTCTGGACGCAGGCACGGGAGTCACGGGGATAATGAGAACCAAAGTTTTCACATCATTCCTTCCAGTTCGTCATCTGACGTGAGTGATGCGGCAACCGTTTCAAATCCCTCTTCGTTATTGAAGTCGTATGCAGCGACTCCACCACCACCGAACTCAACGAGGTCGATGATCTGTGCCACACGCAATCTCAGGGAGACACCGATGCCCATCGTGGGTACATACCAAGGAGCGACCTCGACACCACACCGGAGTGTGGTTCCAGATCCAATCAGGATGTCGTTCGCCATCGGCTGTTGCTTCGCATCAATCAAGGTGGGTCGTTGGGTGATGGTCTTCCCATCATACTCATAACCGGCTTTCAGTTTGATCTTCAGATCGACCTCGCCAGTTTCCTCACCCTGATCATCAACCACTTCCATCACAGGCAGATCAGCCTTCTTCAACTTCTTCTTCATTTCCTTGGTCTGTTCATCGTGGTACTCGTCACGAACCTTGGTGATCGTAGAGATGAACTCCGCAGCGTCTTCCCCATTCATCCGCAGGTTCACTGAGTAGACACCGATCTGATCAAACTTTCTGTTGGGTTCATTCAGCCACGGATAGATCGCTGTCCCCTTCGGGGTGGTCAGTTTGATGTGCTTCCGTTTACGCATGGGTTTCTCCTGTGGATGGGTTCAAGCAAAGTAGTATTGGGAGTCAAAGACGGACTCGATCTCCAAACCCCCAACGTAGGGGATCGGTGGTAACTCTACCCCGGTGGGTAGCAGGTGTGTTATCTGCTTAGCGAAACTTTCCATAAGATCCTCAGAAAACATATCGACCGTGGCTTGGCGGATACATGAGGAAAGCATTCCAGATTTTGCAGCGGTCGTTGCGTAACTGTCGTGGATCATTGAGAACTGCGAGACATCGTTAAGTACTGCTAGGTTGGTGGTTTTCATCATCAAAGCAGCGTCCATGGAATGAACCATGTTGGCGGGGAGGGCGTTCTTATGGCGAAATGGTGAAAGTTCTCCCTTGCCGAACCTCAAGCGATGACGGCGGATCTTCTGACCAATACTGGTCTTCACCTCCATCGAGGCTTGCTTCTCATACAGTTGCTTCACGAGATAACCCGTAGGTGTGGACCACATGGGGATAACATTATGCTCCATGCAGATCCCAGCGACCCCCCGGAGCCAGTCCATCCCAGCGATTGCAGACTGAACGGCTTCCCCGATGGAATCATAGATCAGAATACTCAGGAAGATACACGCCTTGAATGGGTGATCCTTGAACATCTTGGGTCGCTTCCCGCTTCGTGTAAGATCAAAGTACCATTGGGCGGTGTACTCCTTGCAGGATTGTTGCGTGGCCCCATAGGTAAGCGTCATAGTTTGTCGTTTCACTGTCTTCCGATCAATTCCAAACGCCAACCAAGCAGGTGCAAGGGGATCATCCGAGGCTTTGAGCTTCCTGATGACAATATCTGCTACCTCTTGATATAGATCGTATGGAGTATCAGAAGGAATAACATTAGTATACTTGGCCCCAACTGGATCACGGAGCAGCATCGCATAAATCTGGTGGCCCTGGTTGCTTGCGTCTAACGCACACGGGGTCTTCGATACGTGACCGAATCCCACCCGCAAGAACTCACCCATATCCATCGCAGCGGCAAGGAATCCCCACGGCTCCTCCGCCTTTGACCATTCAGTGGTGGTCCCCAGCGGGTCTTGGTGAATAGCCTTGAACAGATCCTCGTTGCCCCACACCCAGTTCAGACGTTCCTCGATGGTCTTCTTATCAAGCCCCCAGCAATTAGCGAGGTGTACCCCAAGGTAGTTAGCATCATTCTGACAAGTGATCTCGTCACCCTTTGCGAAACGCAGTGTGGATCTTGCCCAGTCTGGTCCCTGTGGGTTGAGATACACGGGAATGGGATAGCACCTGCCCCTGAAGTCACACTGGATCGGGAAGGATAGAGTTTCACCACAAAACTTCTGTGCGAGAAACAAAACTTTAGTCAGATGCAACCGCTTACTACGATCCTGTGCATTCAAATGGTGGGTCTCTTTCGCAGATCTCCTCCACTGCGTTTGGATTGCCTCGTCCATCCAATCTTTATCTGAGGGCCGCGTGGGAATCTCACGATCACGGTTCGCAGGGAGACCACCTACCCCCGTGTTGTTCTCATAGGCATACAGCATGCACTGAAGAACATCATCGTTGATTTCCCATTCAGTTTTTTGCAGTGAATTGATCGCATTATAGAACTCAGGCATGTGGGTGTTGTCGAGTTCCTCAAGGTATGACTTGTCGTAGGTCTTCACCAAGGGGCGGCGACGAACCTCGTCACTGAGATATCCACCTTGCCACATATTCTTCCACGGCATCGGTTCAACAACCATCGGCATATACACCGGGGTGAGGATTTCATGGAATGCGTGTGCTTCCTTCAACCAATGCAGCAAAGACTCAGTGGCACGAACCATGGTGACTGACCGAGAGAAGATGTTGGTCATAGTCTCGATCTCAATGAGACCAGTTGCAATACGCATCAGCTCGATGAGAACCAACCCAACAGCACACCGATCCTTCCCACCCCACCTTGGAAGGAAGATATCGTTAACCTTTGCCGTCTTGTACCACAGTCTCCGCTTTGAATCATACGAGGTGTTCTTCTTGGTGCGATCAAAGAGTTCTTGGTAGAGGTGGGGTTCCTGTTCCTTCAAGGTGCGAGCACGATGATCATCCTCAAGGTACTGCCCCAACTTCATTGAGATGGATGTCAATGTCCGCTGCTGCGAGATCCCATCAAGGACCGTCCTAGCAGTCAACGCTGCCATCACCGGAGTGGGGATCAGACTAAAGTACGGAAGTACACGGTGCTTGCGACCGGGACCAGACTCAGAGTTCTTCTTCCACCGCTTGATCTCGTTGTTCAGGGATTCGATTGATTCCCCAAGAAGTCTCTTCGCAGCAGGAGCATAGGTCTCAACACCCTTCTCTCTGGTTCGGGCGACCTTGCTCCAGTAGCGGTCCTTCCCCAAAGCAACCATCTCAGCTTCTAGATCTGATTGACGCATCCTTGCATCCCCAGTGCCACACTATGTGCCACAAGTTTTATAATTTTAAGAACTCATCCATCCGTGGATAGTTGATAAAGAATACCAGTGGACTGATGATTATACACCAATCCACTGGCGAGAAGATCGAGACGGGATTTTAAGTCTTGCGTGTCTGCCAATTCCACCACGCGGGCCTTTGATAATAAAGGATTTTTTCTGTTGTCGCGTGGTTTCATTCTGCCACACCCGTCTCGATTTGCCACCAAATTATGCCACACGCTCTGCAACTAGACTTACAACATTGTTGCGTCTAGTTTCAAGCTTCTCAATAGCAGACTCCAGATCTTTCGGAGCAAGGTGCGTGTACCGCAAGGTCATCTGAATGGTCTTGTGACCTGCAAGCCGCTGCACCATCGCAATCGGTACACCCTCTTGAACTAAGTTACTGATGAAGGTGTGCCGACAAGCATGCAAGGTAGCACCAGGATCATCGAACCAACCCAGTTGATACCGAACCTTGTTCCAGATCCTTCGGGTACGCTCAAGGTGCGTCCACTTGAAGGGGCCAACAGAAGATTGCTGGGAACTGATGATATGACCAGTCACGGCTGTCATCGGGATAGACCTCGGAGAGAAGTTCTTGGTCTCATTCAAGACAATCAGGTTCCCCTGTATGTCCTCCCACTTCAGATTGAAGAGTTCACCACACCGCATACCAGTGTCAAGAAGCACCCGGATGATCTCACCATGCTCAGGTTCACCAAGATGGTTGAACATCCGCGTGATTCGCTTCTGTTCATCATCAGTGTACCAGCGGATACGACCTTGAGGTTCACGGAACTTCTTGATGGGTGGCTTGCGATCAATGATCCCCAGTTCCACCGCAACCGATAACATCTTCCCGATGGAACTGAGTTTCCTGTTGCAAGTAGAGTTGGAGTTCCCAACACCCTTCCACTCAGCCACCGCTAAATCAATGGTGGCCTTGTCGATCTCACCCACAGGTGTATTCGCCCCAATCGTCTCAACTACCACGTTGGAGTTGATGATGGCCGTCTCCTCACTTCGAGTCCCAGCCCACACAGTCTTGTAGGTGTAGTCACTGAGTTCCTGAAGCGTTCGGGGAAGACCACGACTAACTGCTTGTCGTGATACCTCCGGGCTTCTCCCAGCAATCAGGTCAGCCCTCGCTTGGGCCTCCCATATCTGGGCTTCAAGTTTCTCTTTGAATGATCTTCGATATCGAGCACCTTGGTGCGTTACCGTAGCCTCGAAACTAGATCGTCTCTGTTTGATGCTCATTTTCATCCTCCTATCAATGTCTGAGCAAGTCTTCGACCCTTCGGGGTCAGTTTCACCAGTTTATTTCTTCTATCGAGAGGGT